TGATTGGCAATACGCCGGTGTTTATGCGGACGACGGCATCAGCGGTACTGGCACCAGCAAGCGTGACGAGTTCCGGCGCATGGTTGAGGATTGCGAGGCTGGGAAAATTGACATTGTTCTTACAAAGTCGATTTCTCGTTTCGCCAGAAATACGGTGGACCTGTTGAAAACGGTCCGCCACCTGAAGGAGCTCGGCATTTCCGTCCGCTTTGAAAAGGAGCATATTGATTCGCTCTCTGAGGATGGCGAACTGATGCTTACGCTGCTGGCTTCCTTCGCACAGGAGGAAAGCCGCAGCATTTCGGATAACGTCAAATGGGGTACGATCAAGCGCTTCCAGCAGGGTATCCCCAACGGGCAGATGCGTGTGTTCGGTTATGAATGGGTTGACGGGCGGCTCACAATTCTCCCAGAGGAAGCCGAAATTGTCCGGTACATGTACCAAGAATACATGAATGGCGCATCGCGGATCGAGATTGGCCGGTCGCTTAACGAAAAAGGCATCTACACACGTCAAGGCAAAGAATGGGTGGATTCCAACGTCAAGGTTGTCCTCACCAACGTCACCTATACCGGGAATATGCTTTTCCAGAAGGAATATGTTGCAGACCCGATTGCCAAGCATCGTAAAAAGAATCACGGTGAGCTTCCCCAGTATTTTGTTGAGGACACGCACGAAGCCATCATCCCGATGGATGAATTTCAGGCTGTCCAAGGCGAATTCAAGCGCAGGCGTGACCTTGGGCCTTTCGGAAATAAGTCCCTGCATCTGACGGCTTTTTCCACGAAGATCACCTGCGGCATCTGCGGCAAACATTATCGCCGGAGCGGAAAGCGGAATACAGCCGGTGAGGTTTACTACATCTGGACCTGCCAGACAAAAAGCCAAAAAGGCGCTGGTGCCTGCGGCTCTAAGAATATCCCTGAAAAGACGCTCCAGAATGTTGCCGCCGAGGTTATGGGCCTTGAGGAATTTGATGAAGCGGCCTTTGCCGAGCAGGTCGAAGAAATACTTGTAGTTTCCGAGGACACGCTGCGCTTCCAGTTTTACGATGGACGCGAGGTCGCAACTACATGGGAATCCACTGCCAAGACGGACTGGTGGACACCGGAGCGCAGACGCCTTTGGGGCGAGCGCCACAAGCGGAAGGATACCAACCCAAACAAGTCCACGTACTACGAATTCACAGGCTTCATCAAATGTGGCTGCTGCGGTGCCAACTACCGCTGCCAGTCCAACGTTCGTAAGGATGGCACACGCACACGTTCCTGGTATTGCACCGGGCCAAAGGACAAGTGCCAGAATACAGCAATTCGGGATGAAACCGTGAAGGCGCTGGTCACCGAGGTACTTGGCCTCCCGGCTTTCGATGAGGCGGTGATGGACGCGCAGATTGAGTACGCCAGCATCCTTGACGGTACCGTAACCTTTCATTTTCGGGATGGGCACGAGATTTTAAATACATATCAGGACAAGCGGCGCGGCGTCAAATGGTCTGCGGAGCGACGCGAAAAGCAATGCCAGGCCATAAAGGATAGCTGGACAGATGAGCGCCGGGCAGCCATGAGCGAGAGGATGCGCCAGATAAGAGGTGAAAAGAAATGGCCAAAACAGTAACCACAATTCCAGCGACGCTGACACGATTTACAGCAACGCCGCTGAACGAGCAGAAAAAGCGACGCACAGCCGCTTACGCCCGTGTCTCCACCGACAGCGACGAGCAGTTCACCAGCTACGAGGCGCAGATCGACTATTACACCAACTATATCAAAGGCCGCGACGATTGGGAATTTGTCGGTGTTTATACCGACGAGGGCATAACAGGCACGAACACCAAAAAGCGCGTGGGCTTCAAAAGCATGGTCACGGACGCCCTTGATGGTAAGATCGATCTGATTGTCACCAAGTCGGTCAGCCGCTTTGCCCGCAACACGGTCGACAGCCTGACCACCGTACGCAATCTCAAGGAAAAAGGTGTGGAGATCTACTTTGAGAAAGAAAACATCTGGACGCTGGATTCCAAGGGCGAGCTGCTGATTACCATCATGAGTTCCCTCGCACAGGAAGAGTCCCGCTCCATCTCGGAAAACTGCGTCTGGGGCCAGAGGAAGCGTTTTGCAGACGGAAAGGTCACCGTTCCGTTTGGCCATTTCCTCGGCTACGACCGAGGCGAAGATGGCAATTTAGTGGTCAATCCGGAGCAAGCCGCCACAGTCAAACGCATTTACAGTATGTTTCTTCAGGGCATGACACCCTTTGGCATAGCATCCAAGCTGACTGCTGACGGCATTCTTTCACCGGGCGGTAAGGAGCGCTGGAACGCCGGTGCTGTGCGGAGCATCCTCACAAACGAGAAATATCGCGGCGATGCACTGTTGCAAAAGAGCTACACCGTGGATTTCCTCACAAAAAAGAAAAAGCCAAACGATGGCGAGATACCGCAGTATTATGTGGAAGGAAACCACGAGGCCATCATTGCGCCTGACGTTTTTGAGGCTGTCCAGCGCGAGCTTGAGCGGCGCAGCAATGGCCGAAACCGGCACAGCGGCGTCCACCTTTTCTCCGGGAAAATCAAGTGTGGTCAATGCGGAAGCTGGTACGGCTCAAAGGTCTGGCACTCCACAGATAAGTACCGGCAGGTCATCTGGCAGTGCAATCACAAATTCGATAACGATGAGCGCTGCACCACGCCGCACTTTACAGATGATGAAATCAAAGCGTTCTTCATTTCGGCGGTCAACAAGCTCCTGCCAGAAAAGGACAGCATCATCAAAGCCTTTAATACCATAAAATCGACGGTTTTCGACACCAGTGACCTCGACGCTGAGAAAACAGCGCTGGAACAGGAAATGGTGATCTTTTCAGAAATGATGCAGCAGAGCATCAACGAAAACGCCCGCGTTGCACTTGACCAGACCGAATACCAGAAACGCTACGACGGGCTGACGGAGCGCTTCGGGAAAGCAAAGGCCCGTCTTGAGGAAGTAACCGCCGTTATAAGCGACAAAGCCAACCGGCAAGCGACAATTGAGGACTTCCTCCGGGAATTGCAGTTACTGGATGGGATGATTACCGAATTTGACCCGATGCTCTGGGTCAGCCTTGTGAATTTCGTCACGGTCTACAGCAAGGACGATGTGCGAGTTACATTTAAGGATGGGACGGAAATACGGGCATAACAACGCATAAGAAAAGCTCCTCATCACTGGCGTATGGTCAGAGGTGAGGAGCTTTTACTTATAGCATGTAGATGCTTCGATCAAATCGGCTTCGTATGTTCAGCTTTTAGGAGTATCTATTTGAATTTTGAATATGCTGGTTATCATAATCAGGCTCATTCCAACAATTGGTGTATAACAACCAATTCCTGATGAAACGATAAAATCTTGAAATCTCACATAAGGCAACCGAAATCGCTATTATCCAACAACACTTGATTAACGAACACATCTACAATTTCAGGATCAAACTGTGTTCCGGAACATCTCGTTAGTTCTTTGGTGGCTGCATCCTTGCACAAAGCTTTTCGATAACTTCTTTCGCTAGTCATTGCATCGTAAGCGTCGGCGACAGCAATTATCCTAGATTCGAGCGGTATTTCTTTACCCTTAATACCATGAGGATATCCGCTGCCATCCCATTTTTCGTGATGACTAAGAACAAATTGTGCTAACACTGAAAACTCATTTGTAGAGCTTAGTAGCCGCCAGCCTATTTCTGGGTGCCTTTCTATCTCTACTTTTTCATCTGCGGTTAGGCTCCCTGGCTTATTTAGTATTTTTTCATCTATGCCTATTTTGCCGATATCATGAATAAGCCCGGCGATTCCTATCTGATTAACAGACTCTTTATCAAAATTCATTTTAGAACCAATCGCTTTGCAAAGACTGCTCACTCTGTTTGAATGTATTGCCTCTCGTTTGCTCTTTTCAAATAATGCGTTCATGATAAGGTCTATAGTTTTACTCCGCATACTTGAACGCTCAGACAGCTTATGCCTGTACATATAGTTTTCAGCGTTTGCGATTATTTCAACAATTGATTGTGTATCCAATGTCTTAGTATCATGTCCGTAGGAAATAGACAATTCGATATTAGCTACCTTTTCTTTTGATGCCAGATCTTTTATGCGGTTAGATACTTGCTGTGTATTATCAGAATCTGTCTTTGGTAATATAACAACAAACTCATCGCCTCCGATTCTGGCAATAACATCTTCCTCTCGACATGCCTTTTTGATTGTTTCTGCCGCTTTTTTAAGAAGCGCATCTCCGGAATAGTGTCCAAACGAATCATTGACCAGTTTCAATCCGTTGATGTCACACATTATTATAGATATTGGAAGATTACAATCTTTGTCTAACCTCTTTAACTCTTCTTCAAAAAATCTTCGGTTATACAGGTCCGTAAGGTGGTCGTG